TAATTAAACCTTTGTCAAATCAATTCGTTCATTATCTTTTTCAACTATTCTATCAATCCCATCTCCAAAAACATCTATCTCTTTTCTTAACTTTGGGTCTTTGGGTTGAAAAAATTGTTTCAAGATATATTCATTTTTCTTAAAGTCAGCTGACTTATTCAAATCATCAAAGAAAGATAAAAAAGTATCAGTATCATCATACAGATTTTTAGAGCGGTGACTAAAAGCATTAATGTAATGTAAAAAAGCTAAACAATACCAACCACAAGCATTATTCAATGCTGACTGAATATCCTTTGTATTATATGGAAAATGTTCTTTTTTTGTTAGTTGTTTGTATTTATTAATAACATCTTTAGGAGGAGCAACACCAGTAGGGTCAAAATATAGACCCTCTACTATCCCATTAGGATATTTTTGGATTTGAAAGCAAGTCCAATGGCTGCCGCTATTTAATGTTCCATCATCATTATATTCATCTTGAAGATTAACTACATACGATTTATTGTATTCCAACTTTGGTAAGGTATCTTTAAAAAAGCATCCCACTAAGGGAACATCCATCTTTCTACTTAATTCTATCATTTGCGTGTCTGTTAACATTCTATATAATTAATAAAGATTTTAATTTTTATATATAAACTTTATTAATTATCATTTTTTATTTTTCCTAAATAGCAAATTTAAAATGAGGCAAATAATCCAGAACCAGCCATCTGCCCCCTCGCATATTGTTGAAACTGAACTGGAAGTTGATTAGCCATAGCAAAGTTAGCAGAGTAAGGTTGAGATTGAAGTGCTGGAGGAAGTTGAGTAACAAAACGAGAATGTTCTACTCTTGTTGGGGCAGAACCACACATACCAAAACCAACTAACGAACGGCGTAATTTAGGATTAACAGAAAGTCCGCGTCCCATTCTTGAAGGTGCGGCAGCATAAAGACCTTCACCTCCCATTTCTTCTTCCATAGTAGGCATTCTTGGTTTAATTCCCATACCTACTTTTTTTGCTACTTTCTTAAATGCTCTCTTTACAATAGGAGTTTGAGAAGCAAGAACAACTGGTGCTAATTCTGGTGCTACAGCAGTTATAGCCGATGAAATTAATGCTTTTTTAACTGGTTTTCCAAGTTGTTTGTCTAAAGTTTCATCAACAGCCGAAACCGCTTTCTTTGCCTTGGAATATAGACCTTTACCTTCCATTTTCGCACCTTCACTCGCATTTACAGCAAGTTCTTCTGGGGTTAATCTAATTTCACTCCCTTTGTTTCTGCTAAATGAGCGAGTAATTTGAGAATAGTTTGATGGGTGAACTATCAAGCACACACCTTCACCTTCCATACAAGGTTTAATACGGACAGAACAACCTTTCTTCATTTTAGCCATTTGAGGCTTAGACATCTTAGCGTGGATTTTCTTGAATTCCATTATAATATAACTAAAGATAATAATTTGCTAAACATAGATTATTTCATTTTTAATAATTTATATTTATTTGATTTTTAAGTATACCTTTGAAAAGGTATAACCAAACTTTATTTCTTACACCCTACTTCCAGTTAATACGTCCACCGAGATACTTACTCCATATTCCAAAAAACAAATAAGGTCAATTGCCTTAGCAGAAAGATTTTGACCGATAATTTGAACTGCCTTGGGGACACTTTCCTCAATAGGCAACATACGAGAAATATCGCAATAATGGTAGCAATATTTCATTTCGTAATCTTGCTGAGAAATAAGCCCAGAAGTGAGACCATCAGTCAAGTTACCATTAACCGCATTTTGTCCTACTAATTGGTTCATAAAATCCTCAAATGCTCGCGATTGAGTATTGTAAATCATATTCTGTCCGCTCACAACCACATTGTAGTTAGTCAAAAGACAAAGAGGAGATGTAGTTCCAGTTCCAGCATCATCAAAAGGAGATTGATAAACTGGGACACCAAGAGGAAGACCAGTTCCAGCAACAGCCGAAGAAAAGAAAGGAATGAGAAGAGATGATTTAAGACCAGCAATACCATTAGTCAAAAGTGAATTGATTGTTCCACCAGCCGGAACATTTGTGATTTGGTATTGATACACATCGGTATATGAAATTTGTTTAACTGGATTAGACAGATAAGCACTTTCAAATGTAGGAGAAAAAGTATAGGCTGGAATATACAAAAATACATTTCTTGACAATTGACCGCTACCAACACCTCCAACAAGAGATGTAATAGCACTATCCAAACAAGTATTACCAACACTTACATTTGCTCTATAAGTAGTGTTTCCTAAACAAACTCCACCGTTATCTGCTACTCTTGAAGCAATCATAATAGGATTGACACCACCAACTGAGTTAGCAACACTTGTTAAATCCATAACACCACCAACAACAGAAATAGCAGTAGAGCAATTATTCAAGTTAAGTGTGATTTTCAAAAAAGCACCTTTTAGTAAAGGCATAGATGCGAAGAATGAATGAAGATGTTTCAACATAATTTGGGCTTGAACCGAAATTTGAATGACACCAGCATTACCAGCATTAGCACCATTTCTCTTTTGAGAAACATATGATTTCCAAAGTTGAGCGGAAGAAGCAGCAGTCAATAAACCAGCATAAGTTCCATCACCGCTTACACCATCAACATCGTAGTTAATATATGATTGACGACTTCTAAACCCTTTGTTACCATCTCTACTTCTAAAACTATTAAAAGCACCATTAACAGTAAATCCTTCGTTAAGTGGAACAAAATTAGTATTATTACAAGTTCCAACACCAGATAGAGCAGCAACACCTTCAAAAGAAAATGACAGAGCATCATCTGGGAAGAAACCGAGAGATGCGGAATTAACAATAACATCATTCCAAGAAAGAGATGTCAATAACTTAAAAGAATTCCACATATTAATAAGAGGTGTCTGTTGAATGACGGTTACACCATTATACTCACAAGTTATGCTATGGACTATTGAACCAAACCAATTTTTTAGCCCAAAAGCATAATCAGCAGAAGTTCCAGCAGTAGCTGGAGCAAAATTTACATTACTCGCTGGAGTAGTTGATGCTAAAGTAAGTAGCATAGGAACGGCTAAATACGCCTCGCGATATGACATATATTTGTTACTGTTAGATAATTGTGATGTTGAAATTACACTTTGGTTAGAACCGTAATTACCATTCATATCGTCTAAAATATTAATCCAATCTTTCTTTACAAAAATATTAGGAGAGCCTTCAATTTCCGTAGATAAGTCATAAACGAGTTTATCACACATTATATATATTCTAAAGATAAAAAAAATTGTCAATTTGAATTAATTAATTGGTAATTCCCTAAATTCAACTTTTAAAAAGCGGAGCAAAATTCCCTAAATTCCAATTTTTAAAAGTGGAGCAAAATTGTTAAATGTAAATGTAAAATTTGTAAATTTAAATGTAGAATTGATAAATTTACAAATTATTTATATAATTTGGTTATACCTTTTCTAAAGGTATATTTATAGCGAGAATTTAATGTTTTTCTTTTTTCGGTCTAAAGGTTTTTGAATGTTTAGTTCGCCTAAGACTTTTCCAATCTTATTTGACAATCCCATACCACCCATTGCCTTACTTCTTGAAGATGGTCTCCAATTAGTAGTTTCAACAAAGTCATTAACAGAACTATAAGATGATTGACCCCCTAAACCTCCATCAAGTAAAACATCTCCAATTCCCTTACCTCCCATTCGCCCTCTTGTGTGTAATACACTTCTTTTCGCTACATTACTAAATGGTGTTCTTACTAACATAGGTTTTTTCATTTATACAATATATAGATAAAAAAATATTATAGATTTCCTTTTAATTCAATCTTTCTTTTCAAATTCCTTAATCGCATCACATTAACATTAATCGTATTAATAAGTGTAAGTTGTTTTGTTAGTTCAGTTTCTTTAGACATCTCATCCGCATTCAAATTTTTTAATGATGTCATTAGATGTTGTTGATGTTGGCTAAGGTTTTCAACTATCTTGTTTAAGTATTGTTCGCTTACTATTTCGCTATTCATTTCTATATAATTAAGTATATATTTTTTTTAAGTGATTTATCCCTAAATATTTTCATTTTTATTCTTAATGGCTAAAGTAATTGTAATGGCTGGGTCAGCAATTCTAATAGGTTGTAAATTAGTTCCAAGAAATTCAAGTCTCAATTGATTGTATGTGCCGTCAATTAATTTATTCCATATAAAGTTTGTTGAGCGTTCATTAATGATTTCGCCAAAACCAACATTCGCAACAACCGAATAAATTAAAGATGATGGGTTCGCATAAGCATTATCAATATTACTCATAGAAAGAAGTATATTACTATTTGGTTGAATATTTGGTGCGGTTGTTGAAATATAGGAAATAGTTCCAGCACCATTTTTGCTAATAAAGTTACTTCCAACTGGAGGAACATATGTGTTATTATTATTCAAGTCTGTTGTAAATCCAGCAGTAAATCCTAATAATTGATTGAAATTTGCTGGTAAAACAATTTGGGGGTTTTGATTTGTAGCAGTAAAAAAAGCAGCATTCGTAGTTGTCATACCAGCGTATGCTGTTCCAGCATTTCCAGTATAAATTCCAGTTACAATATTAAAAGTAAATTGTGCTACTATTGGAATTAGATATGTATTGATTTGAGTAGCATAACGAGTTGGATTTACTAATAGTTCCGCAAAATAAACATTTTGACCGCTAAGTGTTAGGTAATGTCCGTTCGCAATAAAGGTGAATTGAAGTAATTGGTTAAGTTGTGAAACTTCATATAACCCATCAGCAATATTAATTGTATAGGTTGTTCCTCCCCAAATATATCTAAAAACATTATTACCTAATTCTGCGGTAATATTGAACCAACTATAATACATATTAATAGAATTTACAGCTACATAATCGTCTTTAAAAAAAACGCTATTTGGAAATCTATATATGAATTTGTTATTAAAACCATCTGGAATTAAATTGGATTGATTTATTACAAGGGTTCTCATTATATTATTAACATAGATAATATTTTTAATATAATAATTTATTTTTTATATACACTTACTTTTTTTGCTAAAGTAGTTTTAGTTGGATTAACTTTTATCCCTAAATTCACTGGGACATTAGAACCACCGAAAAAAAAAGGTGGCTGTTGAGATGCCGAAGCAGTCTGCTTTTGAAAACCATTAGGATATAATACTTTTGGATTAAACATATTATAATATAAGATGAGATAATAATTCTTGCTAAGTGTCTTTAAAAAGGAATATACTAACAAAGTGTTAGTTTGTTTATCTTGTTACTGAAACATTCATCATAGGGTTCTCACTCTGTCGGCAAATCATACAAATTTTATATTCGTTAACTGTTTTAAGATTAATATAACAACTATAACAAGAATGATGTCTACAGTTTCTCATTATCTTTTTTTTTTTATTTGGTTTATTATTATTTTAATAATCATAACATATACAACACTTTTCAAGTTCAGTTTCGTTATTATAACTCATAAAAGCATTAAAGAAATCAGTATCTTTATAACCTAATTCTAAAAACATAAATTCAAAATCAGTTTTACTAAAATAGTCGTTATCATAACCAATATCACCTATTAATTCCTCAAAACTATTATAATTATCTTTATTATCAGTAATTACAGTGAATACTGGATGTTCTCCTAATAAAAACTTATATCTTTCATAATCTTTCTTTTTCTTATTGAGTAACTTTTGTGCTTGTCTCTCTTGTAATTGTAATTCCTTAATCTGTTCTTTAATCTCAATTGTAGATGACATTATCGTATTCTGTGGTATATATATAGATTATCTTATTCCTAAAAATAATTTCAATTTTTTTTTTTCCTAATTAAAGTGGGGTAACTAAAAATTTTATTACTTGTTAGTATGTTTTGTTTTATTAGACCAAAAAAGAATATACTTTAATATCCTAATTCGGCAAGGGTCATTAATAAGTCTTTGGTTTGTCCGCTTGGAAGCAACTTATTTCTTGATAGTTTCAATATTAATAACTTGAACTCTTTAACCATTGATGGATTATCATTACCAGCTAATATCTGTCCTTTCAATATCTCAAAACGATTAGTGTCTTGGTCATCTTTATTCAACTTTGGTGCTGGTAAGCGTAACCGACTATCAATATTAGAAAACTCACTTAGTCTATGTAGATATGTTCTTTCATCATCATCTAATTCGCTATAATCTTCAAACGAATGTAATGACCCTCCAATCATATTTGTTAGTATCTTTTGAACTTTAGGAGATATTCTTTGAGATGGGAATTGTGCTATAACAGAACCACTTGGCCGTTTAATGGCTAATACACCTTTATCCAATCTATTCTTATTAATTACAAAACGACCAAATGGAATAAACTTTTTATCTTGGGGAACAGCTTTTTGAAAATCTATTTGGTCTAATTTAATAATCTCGCCTCTTGTTTCTTTGCGTAATCCGCCATTCGCACCTTTTAGTTGAGTTCCAACTCCACAACCTTTTATTCCAAATCGTTTCATTTTATATGGTTTCATTCCATATCCTTCACTTGTAGGAAAAACTTCTTCTTCACGAGAAGGGGTTACTGGAGGCGTTAATGTTGCTTTTCTTTCTCGTTTTTCCTTTTTAGCACTTGAAGATGGGGTTTTTGCTTTAATAAATAGTTCTTCCTCAAATGGTAATGGTTCAAAATCATCACCATATCTTTTACCTCCATAATTAGTAGTTTTCATAGGTTTAGCATATTGAGATAACAAATCATTATTTTCAACAACCCACTTAGCAACAGCCGAGCCAGTTGTAATTGGAGCATATCCTCCTTCAACTTGTCCTTCTGGAACACCCATATCATCTAAATATCGTTTGGCTTTATTCGCCCAATTAACCGCTTCATCTCTTGAATACCCACTTACATACATTTTAATTTTGGCTATTCCTTTTGGTTGTGGTATAGAACCTAAATCTGGATTAATATCTTCAATATCTCCGCTATAAACTGCGTCAGCCAAAGGTAATTCTTGTAATGGTTCAGCATCTTTTTCTGCTTGACGAATAGCATCTGTAATTACATTAACTTGTTGTAATGTTTCATCGTTTAAATCAGTTAATTCTTGAAGACGAAATAATATACCTCTTATTTCATCACTTTGTAAATCTCCTTGTTCTACTAAATTCTGTAATGTTATTCCTAAATCAATAATCTCTTCACTTGTAGGTAAGTTTTCAACAATATTATTAATATCAGTTGATATCATCGCTAATGTATTCGCATTTTGAATTCGTCCATCTCTAATATCATTCTCTATTGCTGGAATTAATTCAACAATATTTCTAATATCTTCAAGATTTTCAACAATATTATTAACTCCTCTACCATAGCCAGATAAAGTTCCTAAAAGGTATTCTAAGTTATCAATATCATCCATACTAACAAGTGTATCTCTTAATGTCTCAAAAGATGCCCTTAAAGCATCACCAGCCTCTTGAGTAAGACCATATTCTACTCCTAAATTACTCTCATACTTAGCCATATATCTCCTAAAGAATGGTAAAAAGAGAGCAGATAAAACTCCATTTTTAAAACGCCTTTTAATATCTTCGCTAATTGGAACAATATTTTGTGCTAAAAACACTAATTCTGCTTCGTCTAAATCATTGACTATTGCTTGGGCTTCTATACCATCTGTAATTTGTTTTAACTCGCCTTGAACATCAAGACGAAGCCTAAAAAGGTCTGCGAGTTTTTCGCTACTCAATCTATAATCTGTTAATACAGTAGGCACTTGACCAGTGCGTTGAAACATCTTATTCGCTTGAAGATTAACATCGTCATTCTTCGCTTGTAGTTTTAGATTAGCAAGATACGCATCTCTAAACTTTCTCACATCTAAAGGGGTATTATTCGGCATTCCGCTCATTATATAATATACAATAGAAAAAAATTATATTAATGTTTTATTAATTAATATAATTGAAATTGTATTTTTATTGTAAATTAGGCTAAATATGTTATTCCATTAATAGACTTTGGTTCTTCATCCAAAGGAACTATCTTATGTGTATTAGGCATACAATAGATTGGATATTGAGAATAATTAGCATCTTGTTTCAATAAGTCTTCACAAACTAAAATATTGAATTGTTCGTTTGTATTTTGTTCTGGTTCTTCCATCTTTACTTTAATTCTATCTTCTAAATCCTTTCGCTTTCTATTATCCAAATAACGAGGGTTTATCATAGGGTTTAATCCCATATCGGTAAGACATAATAATTTACACTTCATAACTTTTTCTTTCCATTGTTGATGTTCCATATCAATACCATCAGCATATACACAAACTTCATCAATAGGCAATACCTCCTTAATATCATATATATTCTCTTTCGTTTCTTCTGTCATATATAATTAATAAAGAAATTAATTTTTATATTTTGATTTAATTTATAAGATAAACTAACAAATAGTTTTTAAAAAAGTCTGTTCTATATATTTATAGCAACTATTTGGTTCTTTATCAAAAATGACGAAATAGTGTAGCCCCCACCAAAAATTACAATTAAACAAAGTCATCGTAGAAATACTAAATCCTAAATCATTCAGTTTTTTCAGTCTTTTAGGAGTAAAACTTGAAAAACACTTTTGGTTCATTATAAAGCCTATCTTCTTCAAATTACGATAATTCGTCATAAAGTATTCCATAAAGAAATAAACCGCATTTCGCTCTTTAAAAATCCCCTTTTTATTTGGAATAGAACATAAATAAGGAGGATTTGTATAGATAATCTCTATTTCATCTTTGAATTCAAAATCAAATACATCTTTACCTTTCGTTATCTCGCACCAGTTTTTAACAACGCAATCTACTTGTTCGTATAAAGAATTCTCACCACTAAACGGTTCAAAAAAAACAGCATCTTTATCTATTGGGTTTAGTTCCAATAGTTTTTCCCAAACTAATTTAGGAGTTTGGATTTGGTCGTATGATAGAATAGTCATTACTATATTATCATATTATTATTTTACCAAAGTAACTTAGCCCCAATATAACTTTTCCTACTAATTTCAATATCGTTTTTATGTCGTATATGATAAAGTCGCTTTCTATCATTAGCAGTTCCCTTTGGAACAAGTCCTTTATTTTCATAGTCCAGATATAAATGGTAATCCATATATCTACTATCGCCAACATAAAATAAAAATATTCCAGTCTTAGCGTCATAAACTTCCAGTTTTTTATCTAACTTATCTGCTGGAAATATCTCTAATCCCAATTGTTTTGCTATTTTGTAAGTTGCGTCACTAATATTATAAGGCATATATATACTTATAATATTATTTTTTGTTAGTTTAAACTATAAGTGAAATTAACCGATTAATTAAATCCGGTGGTATTTTACTGCGTTCTTCTGGACTTTTAAAATTATATGCGTTATAATACCTTTTTTTTGTCCCATTATATTTATGATTTCTATAAATATAACTACTTTCGGGCATTACTGGTATTTTTTCATTTTCCCATAAAGGAAGATTAGACCATATATTAGTTGCTTTTGGAAATCCCCAATTATTATAATTCGCATAATATACAAGGTTCATATTTGCTCCTTCTTCATCTATAAATTGTTGTAAAGGTGGAAACCATCTTAATAATGCTCTTGGATTTTCCATAAACCAAGATTTGGGTTGAAAATATTTAAGTATTTCAATTACCTTTAATATCATATTATTAGCAAATGTTGCTTTATCTTGATATTCATTATTGAGACCATATATAGACGCTTTTTTTCTATATTTTCCTCCAGTTGCTAAAGACCAAGTAACACAATCTGGAGAAGCCCATATAACATCAAAATAATCATTTGGATATATGGTATAATCCCAAGTTAAAATATCTTCTATATGGGTAGCATTAAATTTTTTATTATAATCTAAACTTATTACTTCGTATCCATTATTTTCAAATATTTCTCCAACAGATTTTGTTCCACAAAATAATTCTAATAATCGCTTTACCATATAATATTATTATATTATAACATTATTATATTTTGTTAGTTTAAACTTTCTAAAAACTTCAATAATTTAGGATAATTATTATAATAAGGTATTCCTTTCTTTGTTACTTTATCTTTATAGCAACTGATTTGACTTGCTTTAATTTTTTCTTTAATATTTTTTATCCTTTTTTTTAATCGTTTAGTATTCTCATAAGAAGTAGGTGGATAATACTTATATTCTTTATCATTAATTATAACACTCTCCATTAATATATTAGGAATAAATATATTTAAGTTGTTTTAGGATAATAATTTGGTATGTTTATTGGACGCTCTATGCCGTGATAGGTTTTTTCTTGCGGTTACAAAGCCACATTCGCATTTAACCTTTTCACTACAATATTCCTTTTGTTTTTCTTTTACATCATCTCTTTTATTATATTCTTTCTTTTTTTCTTTTATATCGTCCCTTGCGTTATAATTTTTCATATATTCTTTGTTTTTTTCTTTTAAGGTCTCACTAACCTCATCTTTTTTTAAATTATATATCTCTTCAATTCTATCCAAAATAAGCGTTTTATTATTCAAAATAAAATCAATATTATATTTCAATATTTTTTTGAATTTAGCTATTTGTTGAACTTTTGTTAGTTTATTATCTCCCTTGAATTCACAATCTTTATATTTGAAATCATCATAAGAACCGTATGTATCTATTAATTCATTTGTCATATTAATAAATTGTTTTTTTACATATAATTTTCTATTAATATCTTCATAAATAATATTAGCCATATCATCAAGTATTCCTTTTTTAAAAGTAAAATTAATTATTTTTTGTTTTAATATATATAATTCTTTTAATGTAATTGTTTCAATTGAATAATCGTCAGTAAAATATTTGGATTTATACAAATCTGGAAAACATAAATTTTCTATGTTCTTGTTAGTTAATTTCTCAATAAAACCTTCCATATAATATACTTAGGAAAATCTTTCTAAATAGTTTAACGAATTAATTTATTTGTTTTTTTGTTTATTCTAAAATAGAGGATATATATATTATTTTTATTCTTTATAATTGAGGTAGAAAAACAAAACACCGAAAAAAAATATTTCCAAGAACCCACCCATATTGAAAAATTTATTCGTTTTTATCAATAATTTTTGTCTATAGGAGGTCTTAGCTCCAAAAAAAATTTACGGTGAGTTGTTTTCACAACCTCAATTATTTAATATTAAAGTATATTATATAATTTTTAAATATCGTCCTCTGTTGGTTTATAATTAATATTATAACGGTTCATATATTCTTCATATAAAAAATCATAATTATTTTTAGAACAAAGCATAGTAGTTATTCCTACTCTTATAATAGTATCAAAATTATTTTTATCAAAATAATATGTATCATTATTACTATACATATTCATATATGAAATACATTTATAAATATTTATCCATATTTGAGTTTTCTTATTTCCAATATTAGTTATAATTCCAGCTAAACATTTTCCTTTATAATAAAAAGCAACTTCATCACCAATATTGTATTTATCACTAAAATATTTCATATTATAAATATATATGTAATATTATCTTTAAATGAATAATTAAATGAATAAATTAATTAATTAAATAATTAATATATTTAGGAATAAAAGCATTTAGAGAAAAGTTTTTATATAAGTATATAATATAATGGCTAATGTTGTATTAACCGCAGAACAGTTTGCTTCTCTCCTAAATAATGTAAATGTTGCTCCTCAATCAAAAAAGAAAACCAAATCATTACTAAAAGATTATGTTAGTGCGATGAATTTTGAAGATTTCTTAACTAATTTTAAATATTTGCGAGTAACTCGGTTACAAACGCTAAGTTTGGTTGAATTTGTTGTTGAAACTATTAAGTTGAATATAGAACAGTTAGAGGATAATGAAATGCCGTTTGTTTGTGCTAATACACAAAGACGGATTTTTTATTACAAAAGTAAGGGTGAATGGATTAAAAGTCAAGAATTTATTAAAGTATTACATAGTAAGATAGTAAAACAAGCTTATAAGGAATTATTAGATGATTATACGGATGAATATAAAGATGATTTGAATACAGATGATGACGAACAGATAGCTAAAAGATATGACAATTCTCGTCATTCAACAAAACAAGAAATTATTATGAATTTATGTTGTGCTGATAAATGGTCGTATGAAAAAATATTTGATAAAATTTTGAATAAGTTAGGTGTATTATTAAAAACTGGGTTTGAGATTGAGAAATGATTTAGGAATATTTTTTCCTAAAAGTGGAATTAATTAATATATTGAATAATTGAATATATTAATCGCTTTTTTTAGTTGTTAGTTGGTTCATACTAACAAGCAATAAAAACTCGTCGTTTGAATTATCAACAAAGTCTAATGTAATCTCATTATCGTTGAATTCATATTGTTTATAAAAGTCCATATAACTTAGTATGTTAGTTTCGCCATCTATACTAACAATACAAACATTCAACTTGTTAGTTGTTATCTTTTCTTTGATTAACCTTCTTGCTTTTTGTTTAGTATATCCGTTAAGGGATAACTTTTTAAGTGGCTGTAAATGACCGAACTTTCGTCTATACTTTGCTTTCTTATATTCTATAATTTTTTCTTTGTTCTTATCGTAAAATAATTTTGCGTGTAATCTCATATATGCTTTCTTATTATTAGCAAAAGTAGGAGTTGGTTCTGTAATTAATGACATATCGTTATATAATTAAGGAATATAATATCTATATTGTTTTTTCCCTAAATTATTTCAATTTTTTCTTTAAAGGGAATTCTTATCAAGTATCTCTAAAAACCCTTTCCTATACCTCTTTTCCACTTCCTCATCACAATCAATAATTAGTGGTGAGAATTTCTCGCTCGTAGCGTAGTCATAAATTCTCATTAGTTCGTCTTTGGTTAATCCAACCCCAGCCTCACTCAAAATCATATTGAGGTCTCTATTGCTTGGAATTTTCAATAAAACCATATAATTTGTATTCAATCGTATCATTTTAGGAATTTTAAAATAACTCTGCGAAATAAATATAACGCTAACCCCAAGTTTTCTACCACGTATATATACATTTTCTACCATACTCAAATTTTTTTCTAAAACAAGGTCATCAAAAACAAGTAAATGATTTGATTTTTTATCATAGTCGTCTAACCGAGGCATTTTAGAAAGACCCTCTTGAATAGAAATTTGAGGGCAAACATCCATTAACCACTCATATAAAGGTTCATTTTTATTTTTTGTTAAAATTACGACACTTGAAAAAGTTCCATCTCCGGCACTAAATAATCGTAAAAGGTTAATTACGAAATTAGTTTTTCCAGAACCACTTGGAGCAACAACACACATACGAAATGGTAATTTAAGTTTATGTAACTCGTAATTAGGGTTATAAGCATTTTGTAAAAACCGTTTTGGTATTACTTCATACATATTTTGAATTTTTCCATCTTTGGGAATATCATCGTCTTTCTTTTTCTTAGGAGGCATATTATATATATACAATATATTTATTTTTAAAATTCTACTAAATATAAAAGTTTAGCAAAATATTAAATTATCTTGGTTATATATATAATGGCTTTATATCCACCTCCAAGAGAAAATGTCCCCATATTTGATAGTTCTAATTTTGAAATTAATAATACAGCATTAACAGTTGATACTGGTTTAGATTACTTTTTAGCATTTCCAACAGCACAAGGAGCAGAAACTTTGGCTGATACAACTGTTGCTGGGAGTTTTACAGCATTAGGAACAGCCAATTTCTCATCAACAGTATTAGGTTCTTTAACCTCTTCAGCACTACAACCACCGAGTAATGATAGTTCAACAAAAATACCGACAACCGCTTGGGTTCAAACAGCGGTAAGTGGGGGAGGTAGTTCTCCAAATTTATCACAAGTTTTGTTAGTTGGTAATAGTGCTGGAGCAACAAGTATTAATATGAATAATAACCCTATTTCAAATGTGACTACTTTGAACCTTAGTGGTATTTTAACAACAACAAATGAGATTGATATGACTGGAACAAGTCCAACACTTGGAACTATAAAAAGTAGGCAATATCGTTTTAGAGATATAAATACTGGAACACTAAATACAAGTGCTATATATTCTACAGTTAATACATTATCTATTGAAAGTTACCCAGCAACTACAAATACTAATAGTTTAACGAGATTTTTAGTAAGAGATACTGCTAATGTAGATATTCAAGCCTTAACAATAACACCTACAGTTACTAATTGTAGTGTTGCTTTAGATATGAATGGTGGTAATTCTACATTATCAAGTGTAAGAAGTAGAGTATATAGTTTTAGAGATATAACTTCTGGAAGTGTTTTAACCTCATCTATTTATTATCAAGCCTCTGGAATGGTTCTTGATTGTAATACTACAAATTCAAGTGTAGGTATTTTAACAAGAGATGGAAGTGGAAATACTGTTTCATCTTTAACAGTTCAAAGTAGTCAAATGTTAGCCCAAGTTCCATTAGATTTGGTAAATACTGGAAGTTTTTTTAATGCTACAGTAAGAGCAAGATATTTTAATATAAGAGATTTAGTTTCTTCAGCACAAACAAGCAGTGGTATATATTTTTCTTCTAATAATTTACAAATAGATAGTGATAATGATGGAGTAACAGATACTTCTTTGTTTTTAAGAACAAGAAAACCAAGTGGGACACAAACAAATGCTTTACAATTAACTAATACTACTGTAAAAACTGATTGTTATGCGGTAACACCTCTATCAACCGCAGATAATAGTAATTCAATTCCAACTACAAGTTGGGTTCAAAGTGTTTTATCAACATTCACACCAGCAAATAGTATAAAAAGAGCATCTTCTGCTGGTAATTTTACGAGTGCTGCTCCTAATCAAGTATTTCAAGTGAATATTCCTTTAAGTGGTGGAACATTTTTAGTTCCACCTCCAACAAATGGGTGGTTACAAAATCAAGGGGTTACATTTAGAGTTAATTATTTTCAATCATTTAATCCAAGAGCAACATCTCCATTTGATAGTCAAAATTACATATCATTTTCATCTATGCTAACAATATATCCATTTAGATTTAATACTTTAGGTTGGTTATCTGGAACTCCACCAAGAGGTAGAGTTAGTGATAATGTGATAACTGGAGCGAGTGGCGATAATACAAATTACGTGGTCTTAGATGCGTTTAGTCCCGCTGGACGACAATTTTGGAGTAATGATATTAGTTTTCAATCAAATAGTAGTTTTGCTGGAAGATTATATATATATGGAAGTAATACAAATATTAATAATGTTATTTTTGAATTAACCAAACCAAATGGATTTAGTGCTGCTAATGAAATTTATAGTTATACTTTTTCTCTTGAATTAGTAAATCAAAGTAATACTTTTTCTAATATAACTTCAAGTAGTTTTAATATATCTAATATATAAGCCTTTAGGAAAGGCTTAACACTTTTCCTAAAAGTGGATTTGTTAGTATAATTAATGTAAACTAATAAATATAATTTCTATTATTAATATATATATGACTACAAGAACTTTTCAAACAAATATTACAACAGAAATATTTAGTGCTGATGGAGATAAGTCTATTAGCATAAGTGAATTAGGTCTTACTTTAAAAAGAGATATACTAACAACCCCAATTGAAACAATAATAACCCCTTTAGACATAACTGATGTAAATACTGGGAATGTTATTACTATGGATAGATTAACCTATTTGCCTACTGGTTTAGGAGCACTAACAGTTCCAACAGACGGATTTACTTGTAATTTTAATGATGCTATACAAGTTCAAGATTACAATGCTACATTATCACCACCAGTAAGTCATAGCGAGGCAAAATTAGGAGCAAATCCATTAGGACTTTATGGTCTTCAGTTTACTTCAACTGAAACTATTGCTACATCTATTACAAATGATAATGGTAATGATTTAAATGTAACTGGAAGCAATCAACTAAATTTAGCGTCAACTGATAATGTTAATATAAATGCCGGTGTAAATTGTATTATTAATGTTCCAAGTGGAGGAAATAGTGTTTTATTAAATACTCAAGATGGGATAGTAAATATGGGAGATTATAACCAAATTTATAATAGAACTTATTACAGTTTAAATGATGCTACAAAAGAAATAATAACAAATACTCCAGATGGGTTAATTTGGAGTGGTGATGTTAATGCTCTTGGTTCTAATACAACAGTTCAATTAAATATTAATAAAAGTTTTCAATCTGTTTTTTCTGGTAGAATGTCAAAAACCGAAGAAATAAATATAACTGTTGGAAATCACGCAGAAGCATATAGTAATTATTTTACAACAGACGCAGATGTTCGTTTTTATCCAAGAATAGATTATGAAAATCCATTAACACCAAATGGTGATGGGTGGTTTTGTTATATTACAAATATTACTGGTAGTGATATAAATATGACTGCTGATGATGGATTACAATTTGTTAGTAGAAGTATGGGTGGATTTAATACAACTGGTATTATTGGAAAATTTGAAACAGTAAGAGTATCTTTATGTTTTCATACAACAACTGGTTATTTTTGGGCTGTTTTACAAGGTTCTTAATAAAGACTTTAGAAAAGGCTTAAGGGAAAGGTTTGGAAAACCGTAGGTTTGCTAATTTATTAAAATTAAAATATATTAGTAATATATAATATGCCCGACCCAGTTAAAGTAAATATTAACTCAAAAGTTTATAACATACCCATTTTAAATGGAGAAATGGATAATGTAGTCCAACAAATAATCCAAAATAAAGAAGAAATTAGTAGTTTAAGAAGTCATATGGTAACTGCTACAAGTAATTTAAATGTTAATTGTAATCAGTTGTTATTAATGTATATTCAACAAACTGGTCAATATCCAGAATAAATATTATATATTATTTTGTTTTAGTAATATATAATGGCTTTAGGCTCTGTCTTTTGGTTATCGTTCATAACAGTAGCAAGTGGTATGATATTAAAACTGGCTTCACTTTGCTTTAAAAGTAAATGTTCCAGTTGCGAATTATGCGGTGGTAGAATACGAGTTATACGAGATGTAGAAGTAGAAGAACGCCAAAGCGAATTTGAACTAACACATAAACAAACAAGTGGTTTAGAAGAAAAATAAAAAATTATAAAGATATATATATAATGCCTTATAATTATAGAAAGTTACCTAATCAAGATTTATATAGAGTTTATAATACTGATACAAAAGAAATACATTCTTATGGAACTACATTAGAAAATGCTAAAAAGCAAATTAAACTTTTACATATGGTTGATGCTGGAGTTCCATTAAAAGGAAGAGGAATTGATACACCATTAACAGTTCAAGAAATAAAACCATCTAATTTAAGAAAACAAATTTATTTAAAACAATTGATAAGAGGTAGTGCTAATTTGCCTCCATTTATAAAAAAATAATATATTATTAGACTTTTAGAATAATAATATATACACTTAATCATCGTTTTTTACATAGGTAGTTAGCATATTACTACTACTACCCATTTCTTCCATAACTTTATTTATTTTTTTCTTTTGGCTTATGGTCTCACTAAACTCATCTGTTAAAAAGAAATGGCGTAACATTGATGTTGAAATCTTTTTTCCAAATATCTTATTTAACCTTTGATTGAGTTTAACACTTGTTAAGGGTTTAAAATTAATATCAAAAAAAAGGTAGTCGGTTGGATTAACAGAAACCCATTTGTTTAATATCTTCTTAAGAGCTGGTGGTAATGCGATATCTTGTCTTCCATATGCTTTTGCGGTCTTATAGGATGTAAAGACCAAATTATTCTTTTCAATAAAGTTATGAATATTCTTATCAATATTCATACCGATACGGAAGTCCGTCCAATCTTTACTTCTTCTGGGACTAATATACATACCAGAAACTACACAAAGAATAATATAGTTTTGTATCTGTTGTAAGTCGCTTGGAGTAAGTGATTTTTTTTTATAGAGCAAAGTAGCATTATTTTTATAATCTGTAATTGTATTTATAATTTCTTTATGGTCTATCCAGTTTTCTTCTTGAGTATCCGTCTTAACTTGTTTAGAAATATCAGCATTATAGGAACGAACATCGCTAAGCATTTCATCTCTATATTCTTTACTGTTAGTTATGATAACAAGAGCAGACAAAGTAGTCTTACGCTTGTTTGGTGGAACATCTTTTAAATATTCTAATACCTTTTTTGTATCCTCAAACTTTTTCATATCAAAGTCATTATCGCTAAATACCTTTGTATATAAGTTTTTCAATATTGATGCGTATGTGGTTAATGACGAGGCACTTAATGTGTCCCTCTTTTCCTTAATATAATCTTTTATCTTTGAATTAGCCATTATATATATTAATACAGATATTAATTTTAATATTTATATTAATTAATTATTTAACTCCTTCATATAAGAAATAGGAATTTCAAAACATCGTTCTTCTTTACCATTACGTCCAAATCTGTAATCACGAACAACCTTAATATCAAATGTATCAAATAGGGCTTTATCGTATTCAATATATAAAACCCTATCTGTATAATTAAAAATAAAGTATTGTTTCTTTACACAATTCTTATCCGCCTTATGACAAGATAATAAAGCAGATGAGTAAGCATTAGAATTCAATCTACGGCTCTTTAATTCAAATCTGTTCCCGTCATCACATTCATAATCCCAAGAACAAAATTCATTATTGTGTCTATGCTTTGTATTGGTTATGTTAGTATAGTTTGGAAAAAACATCCTTAAAGTGTTTATAATAATATTCTCTTTAATAAGTCCATACGCTAAATCATTACTTACAGTTCGCTCAGTTGATTGTTCTAATACAGAAGTCATTAAATACTTATTATATAATTCCTTTATATTGTTTTTCCTAATATGTTTAATTGAAAATTAAGTATTTATACATATTTAACTGAAAATTAAGTATTAATATACTTAATTATTATATAAAACCATATAAAGAGTTAATTAAATTAATTTAATTACTTGTTTATACTCTTTTTTCGCTATTTTATCTATATATTAATCTTAATATTCATATAAAATCATATAAACTATTAACAATCAGTTAAACTCATTCTGTTTTCCTCATAAAGAATAAGAATAATTCCCATTCTAAGTCCAACAATCTTCTATATATCATAACGGCTTCTCTTTCATTATCGTCTTCATAATCCGTATCCTCATCTGTGCTATCATCTGTGTAATAGTCATAAAGGTCGTCATCACAATTGGATATATCGTCATCGGTATAGTATTCATCGTCGTCGTAATGAATTCCCATATCATATAGTATATATATTCTTTAGAATAAAAAAAGGGATAATAACCCTAAATTATTATATATACTAACAAACAGTTTTTAGACTAAACAACATATACATATATTCTCCTAAATAAGTTCCATAATCTCATCTTCATCATACTCATCACGGTCAAGTGACTTTACAACTTTATCAATTTCACAATAATAAACTATACCTATATCTTTTCTCCTAATCTTTTTTTCAATAATTATAGTTTTATAATATTCTCCATCTAATTCTTTAACCCAACCTTGTTTTATCATCTCAATCTCAAATAATTCAATAATCAACTTTTCATTATTATGATGATGATATATAAACTTGTCGCCGTGCTTACTATTACTGAGATATTCCTCTTTTGTTTGTATATTATATGTATAATATCCACCAACTACATTAATTCCTTTTACACATATTATATCATTACTGGTTCTTGTAACATCAATTCCTCTTTGTCTAAAGTCTTTTTCCATAGCATCTGTTAGTGCTATACTTTCTTTGTTGTTTTCTAATATATGTTTAACATAATTATCATAAGCATATTGTTTTACCCTTTCTTTATCCTCAGTTGAAAGAGTGTTCCATCTATCCTCCTCCTCTTTTTCTTTTATTGCCTCTTTTTTTTTGTTTTCAATATCTATTAATGCTTGTTTCTCTTTTTCTTTTTTGGTTTCAATCTCCTCCTCTTTTTTTATCTCATCTGCTTGAATAATTAACTCATCTAAGTTTAAGTTATACTTTGTAATAATTGCGTCAAGTTTAGGACGAGATAGTTTATCTAAGTTTGTTAATCTCTTTCCTTGTAATTCAAAATGAATTCTAATTGCGTTAATAATAGTAGCATTTGTAATTCGTTTAGACATCTTTAATTAATTAAACTTTATTCTAAGGGTAATATACTCTTTACTAACTAACAAAAATAATTTCAATTTTTTTTATTTTCCTAATTAAACAAGGGTAACTAAAAATTTTATTATACTAACGCATTTTATTATATTTGTTAGTTTGTTTAATTCATAAGACGCTTTACTGTAGTTATAAAATGGGCTATACATATAACATACACTACAAAGATTGTATAAAAAACTATTACATTAAGAATATCAACTGTTTCCATTTGACTTGTTAGTATATCAAAAGAAAAAAGGTTTATACCTTAATTATATTATTGGATAAACATTACATATCATAAACAAAACGCTTAAACAAACTTGGTTTAGTAAATTTACGAACATCGCCGCATCTACCCTTATAATATATTGGGTATGCCTCAATATAGTTTTTTGTAACTTTACTAACTGTGTATTTATGATAAACGCTATCTGTCATAAAACAACCTTGAATTATACTACCACATCTAAACTGAAACTTATTAAAATGTTTTTCTTGAAAGAACTTTGTGTGTTTATTATCTAACTTTTTATATAATTCTTTTATCTCATTCTCAATATCTTTGTTGTTAGTTCGTTGCTTATTATTAATCTTATTATCAAATTCATTATAACATCTTTTCATATTAAAATACCAAGAACTAAACTCAGTTTTAAACTCATAATCCTCAACAATACTAATATTTAAGTCTTTAACATACCATAAGTCTATTCCTCTTTTATTAACAAACTTTTCTACTTTAACTAACAAGTCTTTTAATTCTTTAATATTATCTTTAACTTGAGTAATCTCATTATCCTCATTATACTTTTCAATAAACATATCTGTAAAACGAATAATTAAACTCCATTCTTTAATACCAATCTTTTTTAAAAACGCTTTTATAATCTTTTCATAATCACTATTCTCCGTTGCCTCCAATTGTTTATTAATATCATAATCGTTTTCAAAATGAAAGAACGCTGTATTAAGCATCGCTCCATACTTTAAGAATTCCTTTTTGTTAATAAAAGGACAGCATCTACCTCTAATATCCATCATAGTATTACACTTACACATCTTTAATTAATTAATTGAGTTCTAAGGGGTTATATATCAATTATACTATGACTGAAATTAATTTCAATTTTTTATTTGGTAATTAATTGTTTTCCTAAAAACAACTTATTACATTCAAGAAAACATTATTCCTAAAAACAATTAATTACCAAATAAAAAATTGAAATTAATTTTAGGAATAGTATTATTAGTATCTACTATCCAGTTATATAAGAATAAGAATGAATACTACTACTACTACCGCCAAGAACCAATTACATACTCTTATGGTTGAGATGTTTTCTATGATTGAGGATATGGGAATTCAAGAGGGACAATATCTACAATTCGCAGAGATGTTTAAACAAATGAATATTAATATTAATAGATTGACAGAGATAAAAACAGCCATAACTAACAACGCTTATTATAGACGACACATTGATAATTATACACACATTCAACGACAAAGATTAACCGAGGAACAAAAACGAACTCATCCAGATTATTCATTATGTAATTGTGGTAGATATGAAAAGACTAAACTATTATTAAAACATTATAATACCGCCGTTCATTATCAAGGTCTTCGTAATAGAAAGTATGCTTTGAATACTGAAAGTGATGATGTTATTAACAAACTTATTAGTAGAGAGATTGCTTTACAATCTTTCATTATAAAACATCTTAAAAAACTTGAAACTAACAACAATAATAATAATAATTGAGGATGTGAAAACAACTCACCGTAAATGTTTTTTGAACCTAAGGCTCTCTCTATATAAAAATTATTGATAAAAACCAATAAATTTTTTTCTATGGATAGGTTCTTTGAAATTTGTTAATTCTTCATTTTATTTTCTATACCTCAATTAGGTCAATTTATAATATATATACTAACAAGTCATAAAATTTTTAGTTATCTTGTTTAATTAGGAAAAAATAAAAAATTGAAATTATTTTTGTTAGTTAGGAGTATATAACCTATTAGAATATACTATCCTAAGATGTCTAAATTACAGTTTGTTATTGAATTATATTGCTCGGCGTGTGATAACAACAAAGAATATGAATTAAAAGAGTTTGATAAGATAAAAGTATTACAAGATAGTTTTAAAAACGAATGGAAAGAACAAGATATTTGTATGGAGTGTGCTAAAGAACATCATAGAGAAACTACAAATGGATTGTATAGCGATGAAGAATGCGACAATCAAGAAAAAGAATTATTAAGCAAAGGCTTTACTTATTCTTATGGTAGATGGACTGCTAAAGGCGGAGGAGTTATTATTTCATATCGTATAATTAATGCTATTAAACTTAATAAACTAAGAAACTAACAAACTAATATATTACTTTTTAATCCTCTTATCTCTAAGTGACTTCATATATTGGCGTGCTTCTTCACTTCCTTTTATAAACCTTGGTTTTTTTGTTTGTAACCCAGCACCAACACCAATAGTTTTATTTTGGTCTAATCTATCAAGAATATCATATGAATGCTCCGTTAATGGATTGAGTGTTTCTGCTTTCACTTTTATATCTCTTTTTTTGGAATATTTAGGAAACAATACTTTACGAGCAGATGCGACTGGGGCAAACGCACCACTAACAACATCATTAGAAGAGCGAATATTATATTCGTTTTTTGCTGGTATCTCACCGCTATATGCTGGATTAACATTAATTATCTCTTTTGTATCCGCTCCAAGTTTTCTCGCAAGAACAGCACCTTGACTATGACCTAATGTAGATATATTCTTCTTTCCATACTTACGCTCTGCTTCATCTTGGACTTTTTTACCTTCTCTATATCTTGGTGTTAGTTCATAAGCTCCCAAAGCATAAGCAATATTATTCCCCCAATCGGTTACACCTTGAGTTCCTCTATGGGCTACTACGGCTTCATCTGTAATTGGATTATAATATACTACTGCGGTTGGTGTTGAAAGTTTATCATCTAATTCCCAATCTCCTATCTTTGAAGCTGGTTTGTCTTGATATGACGCATCTAATAATGATTTGATTTCGTTGGGTTTTAAACCTTCTCCTTCCATATCATCTTTCTTTTCTTCATCTTCTTCAATTACTAATTCTATATTTGGTTTTGGATTTGGTCTAAATGGTGGTGCTTCATTTATTCTTTTTGCTTGTAACTTTTCTAACTTTTGTGCGTCTTTTAATTCTTTTTTTGTTCTTCTTAGTGTTTGGGCTGGAGTTTCTCTTTCTCGGCGTTTCTTTAAGTTACTCTCATACTTCAACTTATTCAACGCTTGCTTTTTTTCTTCTTCGCTTGAATATTTGCTTACTCCTTTAGGTCTGCCTCTTGGTCTTTTTGCGGTAGGTGCGGTTAGTGTCTTTCTCGGTTTAGGAGTAATAAATATTTCTTCTTCTTCTTTTTTTTCTAAAATAGGTGGTTCTTCTTCAATTATGAGTTCTACTTTTTTCTTTTGTTTTCTTCCTTTCTTTGCTTTTTGTTCTGCGTTATAGGCTATATTTTTTGGTAATGTTTCTGGTCTGCCTCTTGCTTTATTTGGAACTTCCTTAATTACTGGTTTTTCTGTTGGTTCTTTATCACTTTGTTTTTGAATTTCAGCAATCATTTTTTCTAACTTTGGTCTATCTTTCTTTGCGAATAGACTAATTGGTATGGGGTCTGTTTGATTATCAACATATATAGCACCATCAACAGCCTTTCTTGTTAGTTTGAATGGTGTTCTACCTCCTCTTGTTGATAAATGTCTTTCTTGAGTTAATGGATTGACTAATTTGTAACCCTTTTTTGTTGCTATAGCAAAGTATTCTGGTAATATTAATTCGTCTGTTCCAAATATATCAACATTAATTTTTGGTTCTTTACTAATAGTTTCGGCTTTCTTTGAACTAACATCTTCTTTTTTCATTTGCTTTTTTTCTGCTTTTTTCTTTTGATATTCTACATCTCCTTTTTTTGCTTCTCTTGCGTCTTTCATTTTTTTAGCCCACGCTTTGGCTTCCTCACTTCCTTTTTCAAATCTCGGCATTATATATATTATAAGATAATATTAAAAATTTCATAATTATTCCTTAATATTATTTAATAGGTTTAAAAGGTAGTTGTTTATTTCCTATTTCTGTAATTTCGCTTTCCCAACCTTCTATAATTTCGTCTAAACTATCTATATATTCGTTTAATTTATTTTTATCAAAACTTTTAAGTTCTCCACTATTTTTATAAGAAAGACCTATCCTACTAAGGTCATAATAACTAACCTCACTAAGGTCATAATATAAATTATTTTCATTAACATCTATTCCATTTTTTTCTAATATATCTATTACTTTTTGTTTTAAACCGTTTAATCTATCTCCTATTGTATCTAATTCTTTTTGTAATTTTTTAGATATTTTTAAACCATTTTCATCTATAACATTTTCTAAACTGTATAATAATTGACTATTAAAATCTAAATAGTTTTGGAATAATTCTTCTAATCTATCTTTGTCTTTTTTTGTAAAAGATGGTAAAAACCCTAATATCTCTTTTTTCATATCAAAAGGTAAATCTAATGTTTTTTGTCTAAATTTTGCTTGTTTTACTTTTTCTACTTTTTCTGCCTTTTCCTTAGCTTTTTTGGCTTTATATTTTTCTTTACCTTTTGTTGATGGAGTAATTTGGAATTCTGTTTCGTAATCATCGTATAAAGGTTCTAAATCATCAATAACAAGTGGTGCTACATCTTTCTGTTGTTTTTTTGCTTCTTTTGCTTTTTTCATTTTAAGTCCCCATTCTTTCGCTTCTTTGCTTCCTTTTTCAAATTTAGGCATAATATAATAACAAAATATTATATTATTCATAAAATTCCTTAATTAAACCTTTGTCAAATCAATTCGTTCATTATCTTTTTCAACTATTCTATCAATCCCATCTCCAAAAACATCTATCTCTTTTCTTAACTTTGGGTCTTTGGGTTGAAAAAATTGTTTCAA